GAATTACACCACGTAGCTCGTATTCCTTTTACGGTCATTGATGACTTGAATAAAAAGGGAGTTATGAAAGGGTTTAATATCGTTGATGATGTAGCTTTTGCTCGATGGCTCAATGATTCCGAAAATGCACAGTGGAAAGTCTATAGGGGTACTATCTAATGGGTATAACAGTTGGCGTATGTGTTCCTGCTAGGGATGAGGTTCATACAGGATTCGCGTTTGATTTTGCGAAGATGGTAGGCAGGGATTCTAAGTTTCGCTGTGGTACTGGCGAGAATGGTCTGAAGTTATACACAATGGCTGGAACGCTGATATTCGACCAGAGAGAAAAGCTGGTTGAGGCTGCGTTAAAAGAGGGTTGTGACTACATTCTGTTCATTGACTCAGATATGCGGTTCCCTAGCGATACGATAGAGATATTGTTGAGCAGGAATGTGCCGATTGTTGGAGTTAATGCGGTAACTAGACGCAAGCCTACATTACCAACAGCGTTGAATCTACAGATAGAAAAAGATGAAAATGGCAAGATTATTAGCCATGCTTGGCATAAAATAGATTCTAGAGACAAGGAAGGAATTGAGCCTTGTACAGCAGTTGGTGGTGGCGTAGTAATGATTCACAAAGATGTATTTGAGGCGACTAAAAAGCCGTGGTTTGATGTAGGTTGGGGTTCTAAAGGGATTATTGGCGAGGATGTACATTTCTGCGTCAAGGCTCTTGATAATGGATTCCAGACGTATGTAGATCATAGTCTATCTAAGCATATTGGTCACATTGGAACGTATGAATACCGATGGGATGATGTAGAGGATGGGGCTGTGGAAAGACACAATTCAGGGAAATAGCTATGGCATTTACGAGCTACAGTGATTTAAAGACTACGATAGCAAACTATCTAGCTCGTAGTGACCTAACAGACCAGATTCCAGACTTCATTGCTCTGGCTGAAGCAAGGCTCTCCAGAGAGCTTAGAACGCGCAAGATGCTCGTTGTGGCTCGTGCTGATACCGTAGCAGGTACAGAGACGTTAGGGCTTCCTACGGACTTCCTAGAGATGCGTGACGTACATTTACGGACTAATCCAGCGTCTCCAGTAACATATCTATCTCCTAATGCTTTTTTTGCAACAGCTAGGACGACTGATTCAGGTAAGCCAGTGAACTACACGATTCTCTCCTCAGAGATTCAGTTTGCTCCTATTCCTGATACTGCTTATAGCGCACAGATGTTGTACTACGCTAAACCAGCAGTCCTAAGCAGCACTAATACTTCTAACGTGTTTTTGGCTAATTATCCTGATGCTTTGCTTTATGCAGCACTAGGTGAGGCTGAACCGTACTTAATGAACGATGCAAGACTCCAGACTTGGGGTGCTTTGTATGATCGTGCTATTTCAACAATCAATGTGGCTGACCAGAGTAGTGAATACGGTGGTCAACCTATGTCAATGTCAGTGAGGTAAATCATGGCAGAAATGAGTAATTATCTTGAGAATGCGCTAATTAACGGAACTCTGCGTGGTACGACTTATACCGCACCGACGACGACTTATTTAGCGTTATATACGTCTGATCCTACCGATGCAGACACAGGTACAGAGGTTACTGGCGGCTCGTATGCTCGTCAGGCTATTACGATGGGTGCTCCTAGCAATGGAGTATCTACGAATAGTGCTGCTATTGAGTTTCCACAGGCTACGGCTGATTGGGGAACGATTGGATATGTAGGTATTCGTGATGCATCTACAGGTGGAAATCTGCTGTATCACACTCCACTAGATGTTAGTAAGACGATTAGCAATGGCGATATATTTAAAATAACAAGTGGTAATTTGTCAGTAACTCTTGCGTAAGGTGAATTATGTCAACAATTGTCACTCGTGCTGGTAAAGGTTCGGCACTCAGTTATACAGAGGTTGATAGCAACTTCACAAACCTGAATACAGACAAGTATCAATCAGGTGGTGCTCTAGGTACTCCAGCATCAGGAACTTTAACGAACTGTACAGGACTACCAGTATCAACTGGTGTTAGTGGTCTAGGAACAGGCGTAGCAACTGCTCTAGCGGTTAATGTAGGTAGTTCTGGTGCTCCAGTAGTTAATGGCGGTGCTTTAGGTACTCCTAGTTCTGGCACATTGACTAATGCGACTGGATTACCTATTTCTACTGGTGTTAGTGGATTAGGTAGCAATGTAGCTACATTTTTAGCTACTCCATCATCAGCTAACTTAGCGTCTGCATTAACAGATGAGACTGGCTCTGGTTCTGCTGTATTTGCAACATCTCCAACTGTCAATAATCCGACAATTACAAACTATGTTGAATCCGTTGTTGCTATTGGTACTGTTACTACTTCTAATACAATTGCTTTAACTAACGGTACGGTTCAGACAGCTACATTGACTGCTTCGACTGCTTGTACTTTTACGATGCCTACTGCTACGGCTGGTAAGTCATTTGTTTTGTTACTGAAACAAGCTGCAACTACTGGTAACGGTACTGCTACGTTTACTAGCGTTAAATGGGGGACTGCTGGTGCTCCTACAATTACGGCTACGGCTGGAAAGATGGACATTTTGACATTCATTAGCGATGGAACTAACTGGTACGGTTCAATTGCTCAAGGTTATACACCATAAGGGTTAAGAATGTTTGCTTATACGAAATTGATGCAAGCAATGGTGGCGTCAGGTACGGTTAGTGATCCGCAATTTTATCTAACTACGTTACTGCTTAACACTAACAGTACTAATGGCGCACAAAATAATTCATTTTTAGATTCTGCAAATCAAGCAGTATTTACAGCATCAATTACAACAACTGTGATGACGGTTACTGCTGTAACTTCTGGAACTATTGTTGTTGGAACTGCAATAACTGGAACTGGTGTTACTGCTGGAACCACTGTTACTGCTTTTGGAACTGGTACTGGTGGAACTGGTACTTATACAGTTAGCGCATCACAGACTGTAGCAAGCACAACTATTACAGCTACTGGTTTTCCTATTACTAGAAACGGTAATACTACGCAGGGAACATTTACGCCATTTAGTCAGACTGGTTGGAGTGGATATTTTGCAACAGGTCAAGGTTTAACTAATGCCTCTGCTTTGTTATCAACTACGGCGAATACATTTACTGGAGAGGCATGGATATATCTTACTGCTGCTTCTGGTAGTGCTACATATCCATCGTTAATAAGTTTTGATGGGCAAATTTCTAGCACTGCTTTATATTTTGCTTTTGGACCACGCTCAGACAATAAACTTTGTTTATATTGGTATGACGGAGCAGCAAAAACTGCTGTAGGCGGCACTGTTTTATCTTTAAATACTTGGTATCACGTTGCTTGTGTTGCTAATGCTGGAGCAATAGCGTTGTATGTTAATGGTGTTGCAGAAACACTAACTGGAACAACCACACTAACAAATCGTTCAGGTACTGCTAATGAGTTTGATTTAATAGCTAACTATTATCAAACAAATCCATGTTACGCATCAAATCTTAGGGTATCTACAACAGCTAGATACACAGGTAACTTTACGCCTAGTACGGTTCCATTTACTAATGATGCAAATACTAAGCTACTTACGTTACAGTCAAACAGATTTGTAGATAATAGCTCTACCCCTTATACATTAACGCCGTATAGTACGCCATCCATCCAAGCCTTCTCCCCATTTGCTCCTACTGCTGCTTATAGCACTACGACAGTAGGTGGGTCTGCTTATTTTGATGGTACGGGGGATTATTTGGATGCGGGAACCAATGCTGCATTTACTTTTGGTACTGGTGACTTTACTGTAGAAGCATGGATTTATAGAAACGCAAGCGGAACATATCCAATATTTACCAATGGTCCTGCTTCTGCTGGTTCTTTTACTTTTTATGTAATTTCTAACAAAATACAAGTAGATTATTACGGTGGAACAAGCCTTACAGGTGCTACAACACTTTCATTAAACTCTTGGAATCATGTTGCTGTAATACGTTCTGGTAGCACACTCAGTTTATATTTGAATGGAAGTCGTGATGCTACTACCACAACTACATCAAACAATACTACAAGTAATGGTGTAATTGGCAGAGATTGGACTAACAGTACAGGTTACACAAATGGCTACATATCTAGTTTGCGCGTAATCAAAGGTCAAGGTTTGTATTCGGGAACGACCTATACAATTCCAAACGCCCCATTAACGACTACTGGTTATGGTTCTACTAGCCAAAGCATTACTGGAACTGTATCTTTACTTACCAACTTCACCAACGCTG